ACCAATGGATGGGTGCACTTGATGAAACTTCGGTTTTTAAAAGTTTGACATCTGTTTTGAAATCCAAAGCAATTACTCCTTTAGAACAATCGATGCAAAACATTGATGGTGCTATGCGAGAGTGGTTTGCTTATGGACGTGATCATTATGAATTGCGACGTGCTCAGATGAAGAGAGTAGCCGCGAAACATGGGATTGCAGGTGGCTGTGCTATGTTAAATCGAGATTTTGATGAATGTCTCGAGATGTATAAGCACCGCTATGGCCTGGAAAGCCAATAAAATTATCCCGCCGTCCGTAGGAACAATGGACGAAAAATTAAATAGTTCTGTATGTATATGGATACCATGTATGAGTCTTTTTACACATTATAGACGATAACATAGGCTTTGCATACATTGACACTCCCCTCGTGGAGTACCCCTATTTAGGGGAATGTTTAGTCAGCATGAATAAATGCGTACCCCACTTGCTTTAGTCAAAGCATGATGGGTTAAAGAAATAGACTACTGAAAATCGAATGAATATTAAAATAAATGAAGAGTCCAATGAGACTCAACAACAAATTGTTGGTTTTTCCGATCAGAATCAACAATGGATATACTCGATCGACAACCCTTTAGATGATGTGCATAGCACAGCAGATTCTAATGATGCTAGTTTGGAGAATTTTTTCTCCCGCCCCATTAAGATAGCATCTTTAAATTGGCCTGTTGGGGCGACATTCGGCACTACAATTAATCCATGGCAATTGTATTTTGAGAATACGCGTGTTATTAACCGTATTACAAATTATAATTTATTGCGATCTAAATTATGTGTTAGAATTATGATTAATGGTAACGGCTTTCATTATGGCCGTGCATTGGCTTCTTATAGGCCCTTGCATAATCAAGATCAATTCACACCGTGGAGGTATGGATTGGTTAACGAGGATACCATTGGAGCCAGTCAGCGTATGCATGTCTGGATTGATCCCACTAAATCACAAGGTGGAACATTATGTTTACCTTATGTCTATTACAAGAATACGATGAATGTCGTAGAGGAGGAATGGCGTGATATGGGAGTGTTGGATATTGCATCGGTTACAACTTTAGAACATGCAAATGGTGGTTCGGATTCCGTTACCATTTCTATATTTGCGTGGGCTGAGGATGTTTCTCTTTCAATTCCAACAATTGCGGAACCTGGTTCTTTATCACCCCAAGTCATGTTGGATGAACAGGGTGAATATGATGAGGCTAGTGCTGGTCCAATTTCTGGACCTTCAGCAGTAGTGGCAAGAGCAGCAGGTGCTTTAGCGGTTATTCCGCAGATACGACCATTTGCATTAGCAACAGAAATGGCTGCTGGTGCAATAGGTAACATTGCCAAAATGTTTGGAATGTCGCGACCTGTTGATACAGCACCTATATCGTCTTATAAACCTACCTATGCTGGTAATATGGCCAATACTAATACTTCAGACACATCTACAAAATTGACGTATGATGTTAAACAAGAATTAACTATTGACCCTATTGCTTGCGGTGTAGGACCAAGTGATGAGATGTCATTGCTGAGTATAGCAAAGAGAGAGAGTTATTTAACTCAATTTCCATGGGCTACAACAGCTGTGCCTGAGACACTGTTGTGGAATTGTTATGTTGAACCTAAGTTATATGATACTTTTGGAACTGAACAACATTATACTCCTATGGCTTGGGCATCATTGCCTTTTAAGCATTGGAGAGGTTCCATTAATTATCGGTTCCAGGTAGTAGCATCGTCTTTTCACAAAGGACG